ATCTTTGCCCCCATTTTGCGGTATCCTCTGAATTTTTACCAAAATTTTCTAACCAAACATCCTCTGGTGCAATCTGACCGATCCACCATACAAACCCATCTTTACCTATAAAGTTAGTTTTAAAATTTACTGCATCCATTATTCACTTATCTCCCCAAATGTATCTCTTATCAAAGTCATAGAAGTCAGTGATTGATTTGCATCAAAGTGATGACATAGTTCTTTAATCATATAATTACCACTTTGCCTTCTATCCCTCTCCTTTGACTCCATGTTTGATTTCAAAAACTTAACAACAATTATATTACCAACAGATAAATTTGTATTCAAAGGAACTACCATATTTAAAATTTGAGTGAATAATAACTGATATCTCATATATGCTTGTCTCTGCCATAATTTAGGATCAGAGTTTTTATCAACACCAGGTTCAAAATCCAATGTACCACGATCTGTGACCATTGTAATTAATCTACTAGGCAACGTACCAAGATTTTGTGTAGTATCATCATTTAATAATTTTGGAACTTCTGGAGTCTCACCTAATACTTCAAAATCAACTGATTCTCTAGTCACTTGATCAACACTAAACTTACCTTGTTCTTGAGTTGTAAAAGATCCTGTTAAAGGATCAAACTCCATGAAATGACTTGAAAATTGACCAAGTGCTAATTTAGTAATTAAATCGTTATTCTGAGTTATATTATACTGCAATATGGTAAAATCTGCAACATCTGATAGTTTTGATGATGGTTTGTAATTAACTTCATTATAAACAACTTGCTCAGATTTCTTACCATCAGATATAAGTTTGTCGATAGACTTAAATTTAAAACCATCTTTTGTCTGATAGAAAAAATATCCTGGTAATTTACCATCTTTTGGTTTTGATTTAGATGCTAACCAAACTAAAACATGAAATGGTTTTTTTAAATTACCTATAAAACCATATCTATTTACAGTCTCATCTATATCACTATCTTCAATGGTAGATGCTAACCTATCTGTAATAATTGTCTTTACATGATCACTAATTTTAGATTCTTTAGGATATCTTTTAACAACTCTCGATGTTTCATTTGTGATAGCTTCTCTAGAAACTAAATCAAGAGTAAAAATTTCTTTTGATCCATCTGAAAATTGTCTAGCAACATTTGATACATAGAAATACTTTTCTGGGGTATCAAATTCTAATGCTATATTGCTTTGTGAATTAGGTTTTATCTTAACTCTAACTCTTTCTCCACCACGAATTGGTAATCCACTATAAACATTTTCAAGAGATTCGACACCTTCACCATCTGCATTTGTCTTTGTAGCACCACCAGCACTCACTATTAACATTTGTGCAGTCACTGTTGGAGAGAATAGATCTTCGTAGTAATTAAATTTAACGACACCTAATTTTAAGTCAATAGTTTTCTTACTTCCGTCACTAGTCTCTGCGGAAATTTCCATCTCTTCATAAATTGCTGGATCTATTGCTGACATTTATTTACCAAGTTCGTGATATGCTTTACTTCTAAAATCATCTATTGTTACATCGTTATATTTAGGACTGTATTTGTCCATAGATTGAAGATTCAAACCTTTACTACCTGTCTCTACTGGAACATCAATATTGATAGTATTATTTTTTTCGGGAGGTTTAAAATCAACTATGCCCTTTTTACCTTCAAAATCAACATCACCATCATATATTCCCTTATTTTCATTTTCTATAATTGTTTTTGCTTCTTCTTCTGACACTTCACTAAAAGATGATGCTTCACTAGAAAAATAATTAGATGGAACTGGTTCTAGAAATTCATCTAATTTATTACCCGTAAGAGTATTTTCATCCAAGTATGCTTGAAGAGGCATATATTGTATAGTTCCGTTTACTTTACTTCTCATCAAAATTAATTTTTCTCCACTAATTAAGTAATCATGAATTTCTTGATTAGTCTTACCTTTTGTTTGTCTTTTATCATTTTTAGTCAATTCACCACCTCGTAATATCTTCAACTGCTCAATTCCCTGCTTTATTAAATCATCTTGACTAAGAGTTTCAGTATCTTCATCATCATCAGTTTTTTCCTCACTTGAATCTTCACTTGAATCTGGTAGAGGTTCTCCATTATTCAATCTATCATATAAATCTAATAGTCCAAGTTCTTGTGCAAGTTCTCTTTCTGATTTATCTGAAAATACTTTTATTGTTTTTATTGAGTTGAGAACTAGTTGATCAAATGCATTTTTTATCTTGTTCATAAAACCTTGTATTTGGTCTTTAAATGGTATAAAATTAAATTGTAAAATTTGCTCTGATACCTGTTTAATCTTATTACCAAAATCTGTAAACATCGTTGCTACATCATTTACAAATGAAGTTAATATTCCAAAATATTTTTGCATTCTTTTTATCAAATCTTGAGCAATTTTAATAATTTTTGGAAGATTTAAAATTGCCCATCCAAGAATTATTGTTCCAACAAAATCTAATATACGACCTAAAAATCCTTTTGTTGTTCTTTGGATTGCTTTTCCACTTGACTTTAATATACCCATTACACTACCTGCTTCAAGTAAATCTTCTTTCTCCTTTCTTCTCTGATTATCTCTTCGTTTTGCAAAGAATTCTGCAGACATTGATATTGATTTCTTCTTTGCTAAATTTCTATCTCTAATATTATCTGATATTTTCTCAGATCTTTCATTAGCATTTTTTACTGATTCAGACAAACCAGACAAAGATCTATTAATACTGTTTAGATTTATTGTTGATTTCATTATACTGGCAGTACGTTATACTGAATGTAAGAATTTAAAACATATGGATTGTTTGGATTACTTGGTGGTGCAAACATCAATAGAGCAGCTCTGCCTTCAACAGACATCGGTGCTTCATTTTGAACTGGAACCACATTAACATCAACATTATTAGTATTCACTCTATCAAGAGTTGTATCAAAAAGATCACCAGACCCCCCTGTTATCGCTTCTAAACCTAATGATTGACGAACAAGATCAAATCCTGCTTTACCACCAGGTCTCCCAAAAAGTTCACCCAATATTGGAGATCCAAATTGTAAGGTATAACCAAGACCTTTTGCATATGGATTGTTTGATCTTGATAAAAATCTACCAAATTGATTTATTGCTAAGAATGTTCCAAAAGATCCAGTACCACCAGCAATTGCCCTACTAGGATCTTCTCCACCTGCTATATCAAAAGCAGTAATTCCGAAGTTAGCTAATAAAGAGAGTGCATTATTACCTCTATTTCTATTAGTGTTTGATCTATTATTTGGTCTATTAGTATTAGTATTAGGTGGTACCACTGGAGGAACTCCAGGTCCTCTCATCCCTCCAGCAATTGCTAACGCTGCTGCTTTTGCTATTTTAAATATCAACTGAATCGGTTTTATTAACAGGTTTGTTACTGCAACCTGTGTTAAAAAACTTGCTAGTCTAGTGATACTTCTCAACGCAAGAACTATACCACCATTTATTGCTAAAAATATACCACCTACTGCTGTTAATTGCTTTACTATATTATCTGTTAGTTCTTTTAATTGCTCCTTATTACCTGAAGATAATGCACCAATTAGTTTAATTGCTCTCATCACAAGGAATCCACCAAGTAATGTATTAAAGAATTGAACTAATCTTGCTAGAGTAAATCTTGTTTTTGCACCTATCCTTCTTACTGGTGCAAACAATGCTGCCTGAATTCCTTTTTCAAGAGTGTTTTCTGTTCCCCTTCTTGCATTTCTATCAGCAAGCATTTGTTGTTGTCTTCTCTCCTGATCCATCTTCATTTTTTCTAATGTAGATGACTCTTGTAGTTTCTGTGCTACTACATTTAAGGATTTTGATAAAGTCACCACTTGACTAGTTACATTTACAAGTGTTGAATTAATTGATTTTATTGCTGATTCATTTTTTCTAACTGCACCAGAAATTGACTCATCTCTTTCAAGTGCTTGACGATTGAATAATGAGAATGATGATATTGGTCTTCTTTGAGCTGGAGTTATATTTAAATTAGTAAACGCTGCTGGAGCTATTGGTTGCCCCTGCTGCTGTTGTTCCTCCTGCTGGTCTTCATCCATTGATACCGTTTTCCTGTTGTTGTTTCAATTTTTCCTCTTCAATATATTGTTGAAGTAGAGTGAGATAGATATCCCTCTCCCACGGAATCATATTTTCTAACTCTGTCAAACTATATTTATGGTGTTGCATCAAGGCAAAATTCGTTTTAAAGTATGACTCAAGATCTTCATGAGCCATACTTATGCGAAAAAAGCGGAGAGTCCCTCCAATTTTATAGAATTTTCAACATTTGTCTTTGGATTTTTGACTTTTAATGTGTGAGATAACTTAGGCATTGTTTCAAAGAATTTTTCAATCTCTTTAAATTGATTAGAATTAAGTTGATCTAAAAAGTCATTCATTTCCTCCTTGGTACAGTCAGAGGTAGACCAAGACTCTTCTTCATTGTAAACTTGTTCAATACAGGATATGATTAAATCAAAAGTATCTTCGGGTTTTATATCACTTGTTGTAAAATTAGATTTAATAAATTGATTAATTGAAGGATACTTCATCCTCATCATAATTTGATCATCTAATTTTATATCTTTTTTATGATCATCAGATGTGATAATTTTTATATCGTCAAGATTTACACGAATAGGTACTTTAGTTTTATTATCATCGGGGCAAGTGACCATGACTTCTACATCTTCACCAACTGATTTACCTCTGATGTTTAGAAAGAGGTATTCAATATCAAATGTAGATAGGGTATCAACTTTTACACCTCTTGTTAGTATGCAGGTAGATAGCACATCTTTCACTGCATTTGCAATCTCAGTATCAGATTGACTCTCCATAGCAATGATAAGTATCTTTTCTTCCTTAACTAAAAAAGGTCGATATCTTATTTTTTTCTTTGTTGACGGAATTTCCAATTCATATGTCGGGGTACTAATCTTTGGTAAAGGCATGATATATTACAAATTTGTATATTATATAGTAGGTTTATTTAAGCGTCACCAAAGTCAACCACACCATCAACCACAGGGAATGTAGTTGCTGTATCTGGACTTGTGCTCCAATTATAACCTGTAGTTCCATCAGTATCAGTAAATACTTGAGTTACTTCTTTATTATTAGAAGATCCTCTATACCTATCATAACTAGAAAACTTACCAGCAGAGTATCTATCAAATGTAAAAATGGCAGTTGCTTTTAATACTTCAGATCCTTCATATTTAACAGGAGTAGAATTTATTGCTTGTGGAAACATACCATAAAAATTATACTGCATCTCCTCATTATAATCCCTATCAAACTTAATTATCTTGGTTTCATAAGTTTTGTAATCATCAGGATATTCCATTCTAAAATAATAATCTTTTCTAGATTGATCCTCACCTGATCCATTTGCAATAAACTCTATCCAATGTTCTAAAAATTTAAGACTCTTATATTCATTATCAACATAAAATTCTAAATTAATTTTATTAAATATCTTAGTATGAGCCATCTTCTCTGCTACACCAGTATAATTACCAATCACATCAGCAGTTGCTAATGATGCACCTGGTAATGAAGCATTACTACATAGCAATCCTGATGTCTCTGTTATAAATCTATAATCCAAACCTCTTACATTCAAATGCTGCCTCAATCCAAGTGGAAGTCCTCCAAACATCAACTGATAGTGTGATGTTTGTGCTAAATTTGTAAATGTAGGTTTGAAATCTGATATTCTACGGGGTCTTACCACTCTAAATACCTAAAACTTGTCTTATTATTATTTAGATGTCTTACAAGGGTAAATATCAACCATCTTATCCTCGCAAGTATAAAGGGAATCCTACAAACATAGTTTATAGGTCACTTTGGGAAAGAAAATTCATGGTTTACTGTGATAATAATGAAAGAATACTTGAATGGGGTAGTGAGGAGATGTATGTGTGGTATCGTTCTCCAATCGACAACAGACCACATAGATACTTTCCAGACTTTTATATCAAAGTTCAAGAAAGAACAGGAGTGATTAAAAAATATATTATAGAAATCAAACCTGCTAAACAAACAAAACCACCAGCAAAACCAAAAAGACAAACAAAAGGATATCTACGTGAAGCATATGAATATGCAAAGAATCAGGCAAAATGGGAAGCAGCAGATGACTGGTGTAAAGATCGTGGATATGAATTCAAAGTATTTACTGAGAAAGAATTAGGAATTAAATATGGCACGTAGAGCAACACGATTATCTCCTAAAGCATTACTAAGACTTAGACAAAAACTAGTAGATGAAGGTTTATATGAAGATGATAGACCTGAAGATACACTTGGAAATCGTATTCGTCCAATCTCAGATAGTCTAGTTAGTATAAAGAATCCAGATGAACTCGCAACACGGGTTAAGACTGTTTTAACTGAAGGTCCTGTTGTGCCGATACCAGGTTCATATTATATCTTTAGATACATGGCGAAGACACCAGAAATTAAATTTGATTTGAATCCACTGGTTCAAGTCACTGAAGTATTCTCATGGGGATTCATAGGATATAATTTTCACTGGGGTAGAAATAGGAAATATACGTATCCAGAAGTGCAAGGTGGACTATATGAGGTGACTGCAGATGAGTTAAAAGACCTCGAATTGATACCATTACAGAATTTCCAAATGAAACCCCCTAAATAGTTAAAAAAGTTATATGGCTGAGTTAAACTTACAGCAAATGTCACAATACTCACAGAAAGATGAGTACTCAGATATTAATGCGTCAACTTTTGCAAATCCAGTTGTAAGTACTGAAAAAGAAACTACAGAAAATAAAGGAAGTAACGGTAATAAAATAAACACACCAAAATTTATGAGTTATCCTGTCGCAAGAGATGATAAAAACTCAGAAGCAGAATATTTAGAGATTATGATTGAAAAGTATTCTCCACCTGGTCTAAGCAACGCAGCATTTACTGGATTTGAAGAAGATTTTAGTAATAATCTTGTAGATGGAAAACCTAAACCAAGAGATGCAGGTGATAAAATATTAAGTGAAAAAATATTTCAAGAAGGTAAAAGTTTTGATTTTGGTTTAACAAGAGGAGCAGATAAAATTAGAGAGAACAGAGGTAAAAAAGATCTTCTTCATATCATACATCTTCCAATTCCAAGAAACGTTACAGATACACAAGGTGTTCAGTATGGTGAAGGTTCACTCAATCCGCTTGAGGCACTTGGAACATCTCTTGTTTCTGCAGGATTTAGTCCAAATCAACCTATTGATAAATTGAAAGGTGCGGTCAATGCAACACTTAATAAAGGAAATGCAGCAATTAAAGATCCTGCAACACAACAGATGATCGGTGCTAGTATTTCAGGTTCTTTAATTGGTGCCCTTGGTGGAAATGTTACTCCCAACCAATTAATTTCAAGAGCAACAGGTCAAGTATTAAATCCAAACTTAGAATTGTTATTCAATGGTGTTGGACTAAGAGTTTTTCCTTTTTCTTTTCAGTTTTTTCCTAGAAATAGAACTGAGGGTATAGAGGTTATGAATATTATAAAAACACTCAAATATCAAATGGCTCCTTCTAGAAATAAAGCTTCGGAAGCGTTTGAAGGAATATTCATAGGAGCACCAAGTATTTTTCAATTGCAATATAAAAAAGGAGGAGGTGCACATCCATTCTTAAATAAATTTTTACCAACATTTCTTAGTGATATGAAAGTAAATTATACTGCAAGTGGAGCACATTCTACTTTTTATGATGGAACACCAACTCATATTCAAGTTGATATGCAATTCAAAGAAATCAATCCAATCTTCAAAGAGGATTACGAAGGTGTGGGAGGTGTAGGATACTAATGTCATATTTTAGAGAACTACCAAATTTAGATTATCAATCACCACTTTCAGATAGAAATTCTTCTGAACAATATGTAAGAGTAAAGAATTTATTTCGTCGAGTAAAACTTCGTGATGATTTAAAAAATTCTATAACCTTTTTACAAAACTATTACATCAAGGATGGATTTCGTCCTGACCAAGTTGCTTCGGCATTATATGGATCTCCAATATATGACTGGGTAGTGATACATTCAGCAGGTATTGTTAACATCAGAGATGAATGGCCACTTTCATCTAAAGAATTATATGATTATTCCTTAAACAAATATGGAAATGATCTAAACAATATTCGTTATTATGTGACTACAGAAGTAAAAGATTCGTCTGGAAAAATATATCTTCCAAAAGGGAAAGTGGTTGATTCTGATTTCACAATACCAGATCCAACATCATCAACAGCAACTCTTAATCCTGTAGGTGGAGTTACCAATTATGAACGTGAAGTGGATATAAACGAATCCAAGAGAAATCTAACTTTGTTAAGACCATCATATCTACAATTATTTCTAACTGACATGAGAAGAATTATGACCTACAGTAGATCATCTCAGTATGTAAATAATAAAGTTGTCCGAACAGAGAATACAAGAAATACAGATCCAAATTAAAAAACCGTAGATTTCTCTACGGTCTATGTTTACTTAAGTAGTAAATTTAAATATGCTGCTATGACTAACAATGTTAGACA